TACCACTACGGTAACTGTAAACGGCGGCCACTCGTATCTCAACCCGACTGGTCAAGCCAGCGTATAAGGAGCACATAAATGGCTATTTCACGCGCACAACTACTGAAAGAGCTGCTCCCCGGCTTGAACGCATTGTTCGGTCTGGAGTACGCTCGTTACGGCGAAGAGCACAAGGAAATCTACGAAACCGAGACTTCCGAGCGTTCGTTTGAAGAAGAAACCAAACTGTCTGGCTTTTCTGCCGCACCGGTTAAGAACGAAGGTTCTGCAATCGCGTACGACAACGCACAAGAAGCATGGACTGCTCGATACAACCACGAAACCATTGCTCTGGGTTTCTCGCTGACCGAAGAGGCCATCGAAGATAACCTGTATGACAGCCTGTCGGCTCGTTATACCAAGGCTCTGGCTCGTGCTATGGCTTACACCAAGCAGGTTAAGTCGGCTAACGTACTGAACAACGGCTTCTCGTCGTCCTATCCGGGCGGTGATGGTCAGGCTCTGTTTTCGTCTACCCACCCGCTAGTTTCCGGTGGCACCAATTCGAACATCCCAGCTACTGCTGCTGACTTGAACGAAACTTCGCTGGAAAACGCTGTGATTCAAATCGCTGCGTGGACTGACGAACGTGGTCTGCTGATCGCTGCTAAGCCGAAGAAGCTGATTGTTCCTCCTGCTCTCCAGTTCGTTGCTACTCGTCTGTTGGAAACCGAACTCCGCGTCGGCACTAACGACAACGACATCAACGCCCTGAAGAACAACGGTTCGATCCCAGAAGGCTATACGATCAACCACTTCCTGACCGACACAAACGCATGGTTCCTGACCACTGACGTTCCAAACGGCATGAAGCACTTTGTTCGTAGCCCGCTGGCTAACTCAATGGACGGAGACTTCGATACGGGCAACGTCCGTTACAAGGCTCGTGAGCGTTACTCGTTCGGCTGGTCTGACCCGCTGGGCATGTACGGCTCGCAAGGCGCGTAATAGAAAGGGGGGCTTTACGGCCCCCCTTTTTAGGTATATAAAGGCAGTAAATCCGGGATTTATCCGGTACGTCAAACAGGCTCCCGGCCTGACTTCATGCAGATTGACGTGCCTAACCGCATGAGGGAAAATTCAAATGGCACTTTCTACCACCCAAAGTATTTGGCGTTCGGGCGGCGGCGACACGACTCGCACCGCATATTGTGGCTCTGGCCTGATGGCTGCCACTTTCTACATTGCTGACGTAGCTGCGGCAAGTGCTACTAACGTCAAAGTCTCTTCTGTTTCCGGCGCTCCCGCGTTAATCCTACCCGCTGGCGCTCGCATTATGTCGATCACCTTTACTGGCGACGCTGCGACTGGCGAGACTGACGTAGGTTTTACGCTCTACAACACCGGCACTAGCACCCCAGCGGGCTTGCTAGATAACGCGAGCAACGTAGTTGGCACAATTACTCCCGGTGGAACTGGTTCTGGCACCAGCTTGGGTCTCGTCATGTCGGCTACTGAGTTGGTCTATATTACCGCCCGTGCAGGTGGTAGCGCAGGTACCGGCAACATGTCTGGCGTTATCCAATACTTCGTAGCCGATCCGCTGGTTGGTCAGCAGAACGTCTAATTAGGGGGCCGTTATGGCGAATATCGGAACTTGGCGTTCTATAACCCAAGTAGGTACGTACGAGCCGTTTGATTTGCAGGCTTCTCGCGGGCAGATTACAGGGCACACCGGCCTAGAGATTTTTGGGTTTACCACAGCTATCGGTAGCTCTGCTCAAGGCCCAATGTGGGAAGGCCAAACCCTTTCTGGCGGTTTGTATACGCCACCGGCTGCTGCCGCCCCACTGGTGCTGGTTAGCGACTCGGCGACTGACAATACAACCCGCTCGGTTGTGATTGAAGGTTTGGGTGCTGGTTTTGTGCCGCTTACCGAAACTATCGCATTGAATGGCACAACGAACGTCACCACGACTAATTCGTTCCTGCGGATTAACCAGATGTCTATGTTGAACAGCACCAACACGGGCAACATCACGGCATCCATTAGTTCTACCGTGTACGCCAAAATCAATGCGGGTATTGGTCAGACGCAGATGTCGATTTACACCGTACCTGCTGGGTACACATTCTACCTGTCGTATGTTCAGTACGATGCAAGCATTGGTTTTACTTCAAGCAATTACATGACTGCTTTGGAGTACAACAAAATTAACAGCGGTACCAACAATGGCCGAATTACGCTATTGAATCAAACAACCTTTGTGCAAAAGCAAGAAATTCCGTTTACGGTGCCAATACCGCACATTGAAAAGACCGACATTCAGTTCTGCGTGAAAGCCAACACTGGCAGTCCGTTTACGGTCAGTATGTACGCAGGTGGTTACTTAATCCAAAACTATATCCAAGGTTCAAATGGCTAAGTCTCCGGCATGGCAGAGGAAAGAGGGAAAGAATCCCAAAGGTGGCTTGAACGCCAAGGGAAGAGCCTCTGCGAAAGCGCAAGGCATGAACTTGAAAGCTCCCCAGCCGGAAGGCGGAAAGCGCAAGGACTCTTTCTGCGCCCGTATGTCAGGGATGAAAAAGAAGCTGACTTCTTCGAAGACGGCAAATGACCCGAACAGCCGGATTAACAAAAGTTTAAGGGCGTGGAAATGTTGAGTGTTAAACGAGACTGGGGCAGGGTACCAAAAGCTCCAGATGCGGATGGAAATTACCGGTGTAGTAAGTGCCGGGAATGGAAGCCGCCAGCAGCGTTTAACAAGTCCAAAGCGCAAAAATCTGGTTTAAGCTACGCCTGTCGAGTGTGCATGCGTGTAGATGTACGTAAATACAACCTGCCTACAAAATATGGAATAACTGCGGCGCAATTTGCTGAAAAACTTCTAGCACAAGGTGGAAAATGTGCTTGTTGTGGAATCCAATTTCAAATTGATGGGTATAAAGCAGATCGTCCTTGTGTAGACCATAACCACAATACTGGCGAAGTACGTGATTTACTCTGTGGGAAGTGTAATTTAGCGGCCGGAAACGTAAATGATAGTTCCGAACGGGCTAAACAATTGCTTGCTTATTTGGAAAAATGGAAGTGTTAAGCATGGAAATGAACTACGTTTGGACTGGGGGCTTGACGCTATTTACCGGTCTTTTTGCTTATATAGCGCACGAGAAGTTTACTGAGCTTGCGCGGATTACGATCTTGTTGAACAAGACTCGTGAGGAGATCGCTCGTGATACCGTCACTAAAGCTGAAGTTGAACGGATTACTGACCACATTGATCAACGCTTTAACCGACTTGAGGCGAAGATTGATCAACTCATTGGGCAGAAAGGATAAGCAATGAAAAAGAAAGTCAGAAAGTTTGCCAGCGGTGGCGACATTATTACCGGTCTTGGCGCAGTTTTGATTGGTAAAGCTCTGTACGATAAGTATAAGGGTAAAGATCAAGACGAGGGTAAGGCTAAGCTCAAGTACGAAGAAGAGAAAGCTGAGCCTGAAAAAAAGAAAGATGATTCAAAAGGCTTTACTCAGGAAGCTAGGGATAAGTATCTGGAAGAACGCGGCGCTAAGCCCCTGCAAGAAACCGGCACCCGTGCGAATCCTTATTATACAGAGGACGAGCCAGCACCCAAGAAATCAGTAGTAACAACTACGCCTAAGAAAGCAGCGCCAGCAGCTAAGAAAGTCACGCCAGCGGCACCAGCGGCTAAGAAAGCTGAGCCAGCGGCTAAGGGCGAAGCGCCAAAGTCCGTAGTGTTTAAGCCCACAGAAGATAGCAAGAAGGCTGAGTCGCCAGTAAGCAAGAAGGCTGAGTCGCCAGTAAAGCTGGGCTCCCCCGGCAATTACAAGTTTGACTCCAAACCTGATCTTAGTACGCCAAAAGGCTTTGATCTAAAAGGCACTAATAAGACTGTGTACGGCACTGACACGACTAGCGTGTTCCAGAATAAAGCCGCGCGGGAACGTGCTGAGGCTGAAGAGAAAGCCAAGAAGAAAGCAAAAGAGCAAGCAAATATCCGCAGCGGAGAATCTGAGCGCATGATGCGTGAGTCATTGGGTTCGGGGTTTAAGCGTGGCGGGGCGGTCAAGAAGTACGCATCCGGCGGCTCGGTAAGTTCAGCGTCCAAGCGTGCTGATGGCATCGCTCAGCGCGGTAAGACTAAAGGGAGAATTTGCTAATGGCTGACAAGAAAACAGAGGGTAAAGGGCAGGGGCTACCGCGAGGTAAAGCTACTTTTAGAGCCGGTCAGACGATGATTGAAGATGGGGATGAGGACGACATAACAGTTGTGCGCGACCCCAATGATAAGCGCCTAAACCATTTGTATCGCCCACCCATAGGTGGAAAACGTGGCAGTCCTTTCAAAACCCGTGACGAAGCGGCAGAATACGCTTCTGAACTGCAACGTGAAACTCGCGGCATGAAAAAAGGCGGTGCAGTAAAGTCAGCATCAGCCCGTGCAGACGGCATCGCTCAGCGCGGTAAGACTCGTGGAAAGGTGTGCTGATGGCTATGGAAAACGAAATTGAAAACGCTCGTAGAGATGCGCTCGTAAAGAAAGAATACGAGGAGTACGAGAAACAGTTAAAAAAAGAGCGCGAGGAGAATGAAGCCCCGCGCAAAACTGTTCGTGAAGCATTACTTGGGCTTGGCGCAAAACTAATGCCTTCAAAGCCGCCTGTAAAAGAAAAAGAAAAGAGTGCTGCGGAATCGATTGGCGAAGCAGCGCGTAAAAGTTTGCCACCTAAAGGAAGCGGCATGAAGTCTGGTGGCTCAGTTAAATCAGCGTCGGCTCGTGCTGACGGCTGTGCTCAGCGCGGCAAGACTCGCGGGAAGATCGTCTAATGCCAAGCGTATCAGCTAAACAACACCGTCTCATGGCTGCGGTGGCAACTAATCCAGCCGTGGCTAAGAAGACTAAGATTCCACAGTCTGTGGGAAAAGAGTTTATGGAAGCCGATAAAGGCAAGAAGTTTAAAGGAGGCGGTGAGATGAAAGAATCAAAGGCGATGGTTAAGAAGGAGATCGGCTTCATGAAGAAGAAGGGTGCTCCTAAGTCAATGATCAAGCATGAGATGAAAGAAGCTGGCATGAAGAAGATGGCCTCGGGCGGTCTGGCTGCTGGTCACAAGTCGGCTGATGGTATTGCTATGAAAGGCAAGACCAAGGGCAAAGAAGTCAAGATGGCGATGGGTGGTGCTGCGATGGGCGCGGTTAGAAATGCAGCGGCTGCTAAGGCAGGCCCGATGTTGCAACAGGCCGCAGCACGTAGTGCAGCTTCACAAGCAGCGCCGAAACAGTTTATGTCTAACGCCCTTCGCGGCGGTTCCATGCAGGGGTTAGGAAGTGCCGCCGCAGGGAAAATGATGGGCAAAAAAGCTGGCGGTCTAGCCGCTGGTCACAAAGCAGCTGACGGTATTGCCAAGAAGGGCAAGACCCGTGCTATGCAGGTCAAGATGGCTGGCGGCGGTAAAACTAAGAAGTATTGCTAACATGATGGCCTCGCGTGGTATGGGTGCAATTAACCCTTCCAAGATGCCCGGCGGGAAAAAGAAAGCCCGTCGGGATACCACCGACTTTACGCAGTACAAAGAAGGTGGGAAGGTTAATGCTGCTGGCAACTACACAAAGCCCGGTCTGCGTAAGAAGATCGTGAGCCAAGTGAAAGCCGCAGCAACTCATGGCACAAAGGCAGGTCAGTGGTCAGCCCGTAAAGCGCAGCTCGTGGCTAAGAAGTACAAAGCCGCAGGTGGCGGGTACAAGGACTAGTATGAAAGCCCCTCAACAGTCGCTTAAAAACTGGGGAGACCAGAAATGGCGCACAAAGAGTGGCAAGCCATCCTCGAAGACTGGCGAAAGGTACCTGCCAGAAAAGGCAATCAAGGCGCTAAGCCCGGCGGAGTACGCAGCAACGACCAAGGCAAAGCGGGCAGGGAAGAAAGCAGGGAAGCAGTTCGTAGCGCAGCCCAAGGGCATCGCAAAGAAAACAGCGGGGTTTAGATAATGGCAGTTACAACCTCAGTATCGACGTTTAACCCGACTCTCAATGAAATATTTGAAGAGGCGTTTGAGCGTTGCGGGCAAGAAATGCGCACGGGTTATGACTTCCGTACGGCACGACGCAGCCTGAATTTCCTGCTGGGGGAGTGGGCTAACCGTGGCGTGAACTTATGGACGATTGAGCAAGGCTCGATTAACTTGGCGCAGGGGGTAACGACCTATGATCTACCTAATGATACCGTTGATCTTCTGGAACATGTTATTCGCACTGATTCCGGACAAGGCCCTAATCAGACGGATTTGAACATCACCCGTATTTCGGTCTCGACTTACTCGACCATTCCGAACAAGTTGGCGCAAGGTCGCCCGATTCAGGTATGGATTAATCGTCAGTCAGGGCAGACAACAGATTTGCTGGGGGCTACTCCAGCCTATCCACAGATCAATGTGTGGCCCGCTCCCGACCAAGGTACGACCCAACAGCCGTACTACGTGTTTTATTACTGGCGTTTGAAACGAATTTTTGATGCTGGAAACGGTATAAACGTGCCTGATATTCCGTTTCGTTTCCAGAATTGCTTGGTGGCAGGTCTGGCTTATATGCTGTCAATTAAGCTGCCGAATGCTGACCCGGTTAGGTCACAGGCGTTGAAGGCTATGTATGACGAGGCTTGGGAGTTAGCGGCGGGTGAAGACCGTGAGAAGGCGGCTGATCGACTTGTTCCACGTGAAATGTTCTTCTAATGGGTAATAGATTTTCTAGTGCGAAGAACTCGATTGCGGAATGTGACCGCTGCGGGTTTCGCTACAAGTTAAAAGAGCTGAAGAAGCTGACGATCAAGACCAAGCAGGTTACGATTAAGGTATGCCATACGTGTTGGGAACCGGATCAGCCACAGTTGCAGTTAGGTATGTATCCGGTGCAAGACCCACAGGCAGTACGGGAGCCGCGCCCTGATAATAGTTACTACCAGTCAGGGTTTGGCGGGTTGCAGTTAGTAAATTCGCCACCAGCGCCTTCGGATTCTGAAGATGCTTTCGGTACAGTAGGTGGAGGTAGCAGGGTCATTCAATGGGGGTGGGCACCTATTGGCGGCGCAAGTGGTTTTGATTCTGCACTGACGCCGAACGACTTGATAGGGATAGGGCAAGTGGGCAGTTTAACGGTGGTAATTTCGTAGGAGTAATTATGGACAGCATGAAGAAAGTAGCCAAGGCGGAAGTCAAGGCTCACGAGAAGCGGATGCACAAGGGCATGGCTAAAGGCGGCGTGACCGGCGAAGCGATGCGGAAAATGGGTCGCAACATGGCTCGTGCCATGAACCAGAAGTCATCCGGTCGAGGCCGTTAATGGCTAAATATTCACAGAAGCAGGGTGGCAAAGAAGTAGGCCAAGCTGCGACTTATGCGGAGCCACATACTATGGACGGCAAAAAAGTTAAGGGCGACCTGCCTTACAAAGCGGGCGCTAAAGTCATAACTGAGATGAATCCTTCTGTTGCTGGGCTTTCCAAAGGCAACTACAAGGAAACCAAGACTACCGGCATTAAGATGCGCGGCACCGGTGCTGCCACTAAAGGCACAATGTCCCGTGGCCCTATGGGTTAATCATGAACTACACCGAACTGTTCAATACTGTTAAGTCATACTGCGAAAACGATTTCGCAGCGTCGTCCTTTACGGCGGCGGGTGGCGGCACTGTCGTGGTGCCTAGTACTGAGCAGGTCGATACGTTCATCAAGCAGGCTGAGCAGCGCATTTATAACTCTGGCAACCCGCCGATACTGAAACACAATGTATATGGGCGGCTGGATCAGGGTGATAAATATTTGAATCTGCCAGAAGATTTTCTAGCGGTGTATTCGTTGGCGGTACTAACCGACACCACAGCCGGGGAAGATAGCCCGCAGGAGTTCTTGCTCAATAAGGACGTTAGCTTTATTCGGCAAGCTTATCCTGATCCGACTTATGAAGGCGTGCCTTTGTACTATGCGCTGTTTGGCCCTAATACCGGGTTCAATGTACCCAAGCCAAACACGAATTACACAATGATCGTATCGCCTACGCCTGATGATAACTATCAGGTTGAGTTGCACTACTTCCGTTACCCAGAATCAATTGTTACTGCTGGTACGTCATGGCTTGGCAATAACTTTGACACAGTATTGTTGTACGGCGCGTTGATGGAAGCCATCGTGTTCATGAAAGGCGAACAGGATATGGTCGCGTTCTACAAGTCGCGGTATGACGAAGCGTTAATGATGTACAAGCAGTTGACTGACGGCAAGGAACGTCAAGACTCGTACCGCACGGGGCAACCACGGATGCCAACGGTATAACTTAATCAGGAGTTCTAAATGGCAATTACACAATCACTCTGCACAAGCTTCAAGGTTGATCTGCTTGCGGGCAACATGGATTTTACGGCTGGCACCGGCGACACGTTCAGAATGGCGCTTTATACCTCGTCCGCCACGATTGGCCCAACTACAACCACTTATAGCGCAACTAACGAGATTACTGGTACTGGGTACACGGCTGGCGGTAATGCACTAGCTATTTCTCAGTCGCCGACATCAGGCGGTACAACAGCTTTTATTTCTTTCTCGAACACATCGTGGACAAATGCTTCATTTACCTGCCGTGGCGCGTTGATATATAACGATAGTCTAGCTGGTAAAGACGCTGTAGCCGTTTTTGATTTTGGATCAGATAAAACTGTTGTAGCTGGTACGTTTACCGTTTCGTTCCCGGTCGCGGACTCAACCAATGCTGTTATCCGTATCGCTTAACAGGGGGTAATCATGGCATTTGTAATTAATGACCGCGTCCTTGAGACCTCGGCAGTTACGGGGACAGGCCCGGCTACGCTATTAGGTGCTTCCACAGGCTTCCAAAGTTTTTCGGCAGGTATTGGCGCGAACAATGATACTTATTACTGTATCGTCAACCCGAATGTGGCAAATGAGTGGGAAGTCGGTTTTGGCACATTAAATGGTACGGGCACAGTTTTAACTCGTACGACTGTTTATCGTTCGTCTAACTCAAATAATGCGGTTGTCTTTACCGCAGGTACCAAGACGGTATTTGTTACGTACCCATCAACCCGTTCGGTTAATCTGTCCTCGGGCGGCACCCTTGACCTGACGGCGGTAACTTCTGTTACATCCGCAACTAACAGCCCATTTACTGTTAATAACGGCGGCACCGCAACGGCGCTTTCTAACTCTGTTGCGTCTTTCTTCGGTAACGTAAATGGCTTTTCGCAAGTTAACCACGAGAACATAAACTCTGGTAACAGCGCATCCACAGACTATATTGCAACTGCTGATAACGGGAACGATACGACAAACTTCGTTGACTTTGGTATCAACAGCTCAACGTATAACGTAGGGTCGTTTACAATCACTGGGGCTAACGAAGGGTACATTTACTCGCAAAGCACTAGTTTTGCAATCGGTACCGCTACTGCTGGCGCGTTTCTAAAGTTCTTCCAAGGCGGCACTCTAGCTGCTAATGAGATCGCGCGTTTCGCCCCGACTACAAACAACCTGCTGGTTGGTACAACGTCGGACGGTGCGGGTACTTCCAAGCTTCGCGTTGCTGGTGTGATCGAGTCAACCACAGGCGGTTTTAAGTTTCCTAACGGCTCTATTCAAACGGTTGCTGCGGCTCAATATGCAACAACGCTTAGTTTAAGTACTACTACGCCGATTCAGTCGTTTACTTATGCGTTCCCAGATGCGCTTGCCACCACCGCCAGCCATATCTCTATGGCACCAAACGCTAAATCAACTAATACGCTGCTTGCTCTAGGTACTATTACTGGCGGTTCGGCGTATACCAACGGCACTTACACAAACGTGCCACTGACTGGCGGTTCTGGTACGGGCGCGGTTGCGACACAGGTTGTTGTTTCTACTGGCGCAATATCTTCTGTAACCTTGCCTGTAGCTTCTGGCGCGGTAGTTAATGGCACTATTGGTGGTGGGTCTGGTTACGTACCTGCTTCTGGTACGGCTACTTACTTTAACGTACCTTTGACTGGTGGCGCGGGCATCAACGCAGTGGCTACTTCAGTGACCGTTACTAACGGCGCGGTTACAGCGGTCGTATTACCAGCAACAGGAGCTGGCGCAGGTTATTCAGTAGGCGCTGTTCTAACAGCATCGAACACTTTCCTTGGGCCACCAAGCGGTACAGGTTCAGGGTTCACCTACACGGTTACACAAGTTTCATCTTTAGGCAGTAATTACGCCTACACTGACACGCTAAATGTTTTGGCGGCTAACGTGGGTGGTACAGGTTCTGGCTTTTCGGCTCCTGTTGGTCTTTTGTCAGCAGGCGGCGATGAACTGGAAATGGACGGTATTAAGGTTTCCGCGCAGTGTTTGACAAACGGAATCATTACTGTTTATGTTGATGCAAGCCCCGGTTATATAGCTGGGGGCCGCACTTTTGCTTACACTCTCGGCTAATTTAAGGAGCTTTTAACATGGCTATTATTCAATCTGGTGCAAACAGCACTGTTCTTCAAACTGTTGATCCGACCTTTCTGGCGGCGCGTTTCACTGAGCGCCCACCGGAAATTCTTGGCGCATACCAAATGGGCCTTACTTCCGGTGCGCTAACTGTTGTTGCAGCCGGTGGTACGGTGTTCTCGTTCCGTTGGGCACCAGCTACTACTACTCAGCTTTGCTTGGTTCGTCGTGTTGAGGTTGGCTTCTCAACTATCACGGCTTTTGGTACTGCGCAGTCGTTGCAGTATTCGATGCAGGTTGCGCGTCAGTGGACTGCTTCGGACACCGGTGGTACTGCTGCGTCGTTTGCGCAGACTAACACCGCAAAAATGCGTACCACGATGCCAACTTCGGCGTTTGCTGGTGGCGGTCAGATCATGATTGCTACTACGGGCGCAAACTCGGCAGGTACTCGTACACTTGACTCACAAGCGATGGCGTTTACAAACGGTACATCAAGTGCGATAGCTACAACGCTTCCTGCTACCCCAATCTGGCAGCATCAGTCTGGTGACTATCCACTGATTCTTGCTAACAACGAAGGCTTCATCATCAACAACGTGCAGCTTATGGGCGCTACTGGTGTGATCAACTTGGTTGTTAACGTCGAGTGGATGGAACTCGCAGCTACGACTGGTAACGCAATCGCTTACTAATGAGGTAAACGGGGCGGCGAAAGCCGCCCTAGTTCAATAGGGGTTTGTATGTTAGGTCTTGCTCCGTTTTCAGGTGTCCCGTTTTCGGGCTACCTTATTTTTTCTCCGACCTCTACGGTATCGGGGCTGGAAGCGACCGCCCTTTTGAATTCGGTTACTGTCACTCCGGCAACGGATGTATCGATTACTGGTGTGGTAGGTACTGTGTTGCTAAATAGCGGATTTAACGGCACTACGTTCCCCGTGCGCTGGACAACGATTGAGACTGCACAGTATCCGTTGGAGTAAGAAATTGATCCGCTAACTCTACTTGCCGCAGCTAACGCTGCTGTCGCTGCGGTCAAGGCTGGTTGTAAGCTTTACAAGGACATCAAAGGCGCAGCGGGCGATGTCAGCGATGTACTGAAGGACTTGAAGGAGCAGTACAACAAGATAGTAGACCCAACACCTGTACAAAAGCAACAGTACAACGCGGAAGTGCAGCGGGTGCAGGAGATAGCGAAGGCTGACCCGAACGACGTATTTACCGAAATCGGCAATCAGTTAGGCGTGTTGATGGATGCGCATGACGAGATCAGCAAGTTGTTCCTAAAGGAGCAGATCGAAGCCAAGCAGGTCTATAAGGGTGAAGAGAGTATAGGTAAGCGGGCGTTGCGGCGGATACTAATCAATTCAAGACTGGATGCTATATGGGCAGAGGTCAGAGAAATGATGGTGTACAAAGCCCCGCCAGAATTGGGTGCGCTGTGGGGTAAGTTTGATGAGATGCGGCAGCAGATTGTTGCCGAACAAGAGGTAGCCCACGCAGAGGAACTTAGACTGGCTCAGATAGCATCATGGCGACGCAGAAAAAGAATAGCGGAAATCAGGGCAAAGGCAATGTGGGTTTCGGCAGTAGTTTTCGTAGTTCTATGGGCGGTGGGTCTAATGTGGCTGACGACAAGAAGCATGATTACGAGAACGTCCCTTGGTCATTGATTACTGTCGTGCTGGCAGTTGTGCTGATGTTCTTTATCGTGATGCCGGTCTTAGCTTTTATGTACTACGACATGTACTTTGCGACCCAAGCGGCGGTGCATGAGGTGAGGAAGATGCGGGAACTACGGCGCGAGATTCAGGTTGAAAGGATGTACGACAGATGATTACGTTGGCACAGTTCAAGAAGTTCGCCCCACATACCAAGTACGCACAGCAGTGGTATGACACGCTGTTTGGCCCGCAGACTGAGCTGGGCGGCAAGTCTCTCCTAGATGAATATCAGATCAACACCCCAAAGCGCGTTGCGGCGTTCCTAGCGCAGTGCGGTCATGAGTCGGGCGGTTTTGTGTTTGTGACTGAAAACCTGAACTACAGCGCGTCTGGCCTGATGCGCGTCTTCCCAAAGTACTTCCCAACCCTTGACCTTGCTAAGCAGTACGAGCGCAATCCGAAGAAGATCGCGTCACGCGTTTACGCCAATCGGATGGGTAATGGGGACGAGGCCAGCCAAGAGGGGTTCAAGTTTCGCGGACGCGGGATTTTGCAGCTGACCGGCAAGGACAACTATTTTTGGTTTGCAGCGTCGTTGGATATTTCGCCGGAAGAAGCGGCTGAGTACTTGGAGACCTTCGAGGGTGCAGCCCAGAGTGCGTGCTGGTTCTGGGAGACGAACAAGTTAAACGCGCTGGCAGACGCAGGGGACATCAAGGCGATGACGAAGCGGATCAACGGCGGATTTATTGGATTGGCAGATAGGGAGCATCACTATGAGATGGCGCTTAACATGTTTGGCTCTGATACTCGTCTGGCTTAGCGGCTGTGACCGGTTTAGGTATCCTTGCCAAGACCCGGAGAATTGGGAAAAGAAAGAGTGCAAGCGACCCTACTGTAGCAGCACCGGCACCTGCCCTGACCAGCTTGTTAAACCAGAAGATGCAAAGGTAGAGACAAATGAACCCCCTAAAACTGATCAGTCAGTTCCTTGCACTAGCACAGGAGCAACACGATGCAGTAATTAAGTTCTGCATCGCCATCACGTTTTGCTTCACGGTCGTGATGATGGTGGCTATCTCTCTTTATAGCGTGGTGTTTGTAACCCAGCCGATGACCGGCATGGCCCCGGCGGACAAGCAGTTCTTCCTGATCTTGTCGGACATGAGCAAATATATTCTTGGCTCACTGGCTACGCTGTTAGCGGTTAAGGGTAAAGACGCACTACCGATGTTCACACCGCCCGGCCTGTCTACCAAAGAAGAGCGTGAGGATAGGCCAACACCAAAGGCACCCGCAGCGGTTAAAGCTCCTGTGCGTATGGAACCAACGATTGATCCTATTAGTTCAGCGCCGTCTGTAGCTACAGGCTATGGCGGTAGAGCAGCACCCGTACAACCCCCACACCCGGAGATTTCGTAATGTTTATCTACGCTCGTATGGCTGTTACCGTTATTGCAAGTTTATTCTTGGTCTTCCAGATTCACGCGCAGGAGGTGAAGAAGGTCTGCAACAAGCAGAAGGACAACAAGGGTAAGGAAGTGCAAGTCTGTAAAGAGGTCAAGATTCACAAGAAGCTTGACGGCACAAAGGTACCACCAAAATGAACCCGTGGGTGATACTCGGCTTTGTGTTAGCTGTTGGCGCAGCGGCTGGGGGCGGGTATTATAAAGGCAATTCTGCTGGTAAATCTGAAGTGCAGGCTGAGTGGGCAAAGGAAAAGGCTGAGCAGTACGCCGCTTATGCCAAGGGGCAGGAAGAAGCCCGGCAACGTGAGCAAGAAATGCAACAGGCGGCGGACAAGCTACGGAGAGAGAAAGATGCTGAGATCAGGAATATTAATGCTCGCGCTACCGCTCTTACTAACAGCTTGCGCGACAGGTCGGAGCGCCCCGCCGAAAATGGTGCCGCCTCCGGTACCGCCCGATCTTGCGCTGGAGCCTCCGGTGCGGAATTGGCAAAAGGAGATGGAGAGTTTCTTGCAGGGTACGCTGCCGACGCAGCCCGTCTCCAAGCAGCCCTCGACCAGTGTGTCAAACAATACAACGCCGTCAGGCAAAAGTAAGGAATAGCAATGACAGCCTCCCTTTACTCCCCTAGTTTACGTATTGAGCTTATCCCTAATGGTGAGCAATCTGGTACATGGGGCAATACAACTAACCTGAATTTGGGTACGTTGATCGAAGACGGTATTACTGGCTATGTAAGCGTAATTGCTACTGCCGCCAGTCCCGGAGTATTAAAGTACCCACTGACCACTAATAATGGTGCAGTGGATGAAGCACGAAACGCGATTGTTAGTCTCGATGTAGATGGCACTATTGCCGCCGCATATGAAGTCTATATCCCGCCGGTGCCAAAAACCTACATCATGCGCAATCTGGCGGCGTATGACGTAACTATCTTTGTAAGCACAGTTGATGGCAACATCACCCCCGCAGGTACTGGGGCGCTAATACCCGCAGGTAAAACTTCTCAGATATGGACAGACGGCACCAATTTATTTAGTTCCACAAACCATGTAGTTGGCTCTTTAACGATTGGAAGCCCTCTTCCCGTTAGTTCAGGGGGTACTGGCCTAACCGCCCCGATTGGTGCGCTGGTTGGTAATAGCACAGGCACCGCTGTGTCTGCGGTCGCTCCGGGCAATTCGGGCAATATTCTTCAGTCTAACGGCACTACTTGGGTTTCCTCAGCCGCAGGTGCGGGCGCTGTTGCTGGTGGCGCGATATACGAAACATCCCAAGTGATGACAACCTCATACACATTGAACCCGGGTAAAAACGCGATGACTGTTAGTCCATTTAGTATTGCAAGTGGAGCGTCTTTAACTCTTCCGCTCGGTTCTAATTTTGTTGTAATCGGGTAATTAAGGAATCACTATGGCAAGCACAATTACGGCGGGTAACGCTTCTAACGGTGGTTTAACTTCAACAGCAGATACAGCCGGTGCGTTAGAGATAAAAACAGGAGCGGGTACTGGTACAACTGCTATTACGGTAAGTTCGTCACAGGACGTAGCTCTCGCAGGGTCTTTAGTTGTTACAGGGACTGTGTCTGCTACTGGCGGGATTGTCGGTGGCGGTTTTACTAATATGTCCACGGCGATACGCCCAACATCCGTGGTGAATACAACCGGCACGCCTATGGTAAATACCGGTACAGGCACGTTTAGTTTTACTGTCCCAACCGGCACAACGAAATTAAAAATCACTGCTACAGCCGGTGGGGCTGGCGGAAGTAGTGGCGGGTCTGGGGCGGGAACAGATGGTGGGGGCGCAGGTGGTACAGCTATTTTAATTGCCTCTGTAACTGCGGGGCAGGTATTGTCAATTACTGTAGGTGCAGGTGGAGGTGCAGGTGGTAGTGGTGGTACCACTACTGTAACCGGCACTGGAATAAATATTTCTGCTACTGGCGGTAGTCCTTCTTTATCTGGCGGCACAGCGACTGGTGGCACATTAAATATCCCCGGCGGGCAGGGTACAACACCATCTTATGGCCCATCCATCAGTACCGGTGGTGGTGGTATGGGCGGGGCAAGTTTTTGGGGTGGCGGCGGTTCAGGCGGCTCTGCTGGTGGGGGTAACGGTTTTGCTGCGCCTACGTATGGCAGCGGTGGTGGCGGTTCAGGTCGCGGTGCTACTGGCGGCGCTGGTGCAGACGGCATTGTAGTTATTGAATACTAATAGGGTGGGCTATGAGCGCAGGAATTACAGCAAATAACGACGGCTCCGCAGCTATTACGGTTGGCGGGAATGGCTATATTGAAATCGCCGCTAACGGGGTTGTTGATATTCCCGTTGGATTAACTGTCGCAGGCCAGCCAGTTACCGGCGGTGGCGTTACCGACCCTTATGTTTTAAATGCTTACACTTCTCCCGGTAATTGGGGGCCAGTTAGTTCTAAACCCGGACTAAAAAGTATTAAGGTCACTGTTGTTGGCGGTGGTGGTACGGGCGGGACAGGCGCTACTCCTGCGAGCGGTGCTTCAGGTGGCGGTGCTGGTGGCGCGGCTATTAGAATTTACCCAGCCCCGTCGCTTCCCACAAGTGCAGTGCCGTACACGGTAGCGGCTCCTGCTGGCACTTCATCATTTGGCGTAGCACCTTTAATTGTTATTACTGCTACAGGCGGGGGTAATGGCGCTCCGCAGTCTCCCGGCGGTGCCGGTGGTGCGGGGTCTAACGGCAATATAAATTTTGAAGGTGGCGCTGGGGCTCAGTCATCGACTAACGGTCAAAACCCCGGTAGTACTGGCGGCAATTCTATCTTTGGTGGCGGTGGACGAGGTGCTCCAGCTCCTGCTGCTACTACATGGGGTGCTGGTGGTGGGGGCGGTCAAGCTGCTGGGCAATCCGCGCCCGCAGGTCTTGCAGGTGCTCCGGGCGTTGTTATTGTTGAAGAATTTTATTAATTTATGTGCGACCCAGTCTCGCAGTTTGCGGTACAGAAGTATGTCCACCTCACTGAGTTCTTGGACAAGGATAACTGCGCCCAGCTTACTGAGGAATTGAAAAAGCTTGTAGCAAACAAGCAAACGGCGCAAGACGTGCAGTGTCCGAAGTCCGAAGCAATTCACGGTGCACAGGTATTTGACTCGCTGCTAGTGCAGCTTCTACCGCATTTCGAGACAGCATCAGGCAAGCGCCTTTTGCCAACCTATTCTTACGCCCGTTTATATGCACCGGGCGATGAGTTAAAGAACCATACTGACCGCGAGTCATGTGAGATCAGTGCAACAGTCACGCTAGGGTTTGAGGGTGGTGTCTGGCCTATCTATATGGGCGACAGCATTGATAAAGAGAACGCCAGCGAGATTCGCATGGAGGTTGGCGACGCGGTGTTGTACCGTGGTATGGATAAGCATCATTGGCGCGAGGTCTATACCGAAGGCAAGTGGCAAGCACAGGTGTTTTTGCACTACGTTGATGCTGACGGCCCACATAAAGAGTGGAAGTTTGACAAGCGCCCCGGCCTGAACCTTCCTGCACAAGAGCCAGAGAACCTGCGTCACTGGGTATACGACGACATTCTGACACCAGAAGCGTGCGACATTATAGTCAAGACTTATACGCAAGAAATGATTCAAACCCTGCCGCCTATCATTGGTTCAGGCACCGGTGCAATTAACACAGAGATTCGCAACGTCGAGCGCGTGATGCTGCCGGTCTATAAAGACATTGGCGGTCGTCTGGCTGCGGCTGGCTTTGCCGCAAATAACCGTGCGTGGAAGTTCAACGTCACCCATGCTAATCAAGGCGAGTTCTTGAAGTACCCGGCAGGTGGTCGCTATACCGCGCATGTAGATACGTTCCTAAACCCAAATGAACCTGACTGCCGTAAGCTCACGGTGCTGGCGTTTTTGAACGACGACTTTGAAGGCGGTAGGTTTTTTATTCAGGACGGACATGCGCGGCATTACCCCCCGCAGAAGAAAGGCACAGTGCTAGTCTTCCCGTCATTTTTGCTACATGGGGTTGAGGATGTAATTTCGGGTACGCGCTACTCAGCCGTATGCTGGCTTGTCGGCCCGTTCTTTAAGTGAGGTAACAAATGACAACCGTTATTAACGGAACCACCGGTACTACTATCGCAGGGGACGCCACTGTTACGGGGAACTTGACGGTAGCAGGCACATTATTTGGCGGAGTACCAACGGGCGCTGTTTTTTGGTTTGCTGCTAACGCCGCACCTGCCGGGTATTTAGAAGCCAATGGCGCATCTCTTTCGACTTCTACTTATGCAGCTTTGTTCGCGGTAGTTGGGTACACATTCGGTGGTTCTGGGGGTAATTTTAATTTACCTGACCTACGAGGTGAGTTTATACGCGGCTGGGATGACGGGCGCGGGGTTGATCCTGCACGTGTATTTGGTAGTGCTCAAGCTGATGAATTTGAAAGTCATACACATACTTGGCAAAGAACAGTTGTCGGAGGTGCATTTGCTGGTCAAGATACCGCTGGTAACTATTCCACAGCAGCTACAGCTACAAGCGCAACAGGCGGCACAGAAACCCGTCCACGCAACATAGCACTTCTACCGTGCATCAAGACATAAAGGGTACCCAATGAAACTCATCAGAGAAGCAACGGTTTTGCCTGACGGTACCGTAGAGCCAGCGCATACGATTGAACAGGTGTGTATCAATTGCCAAGACCCGGTAAGTGAGCGCGAGGCATCAAGTGGTATGTGTACGAACTGCGGTCAGCCGTGGGAAGCTGCGCAACACGTAACGGTGTCTGTTACCTCAATGCCAGCCATTCAAGGTCTGACTATTAACATAGGTTAATCATGCCTCTACAGAGACTGCAATTTCGCCCCGGTGTAAACCGCGAGAGCACTACGCTTGCCAACGAAGGCGGCTGGTTTGCTTGCGACAAAGTGCGGTTTCGTTCTGGCTATCCGGAGAAGATTGGCGGCTGGACAGCGTTTTCTCTCAATACTTTTCTAGGCGTTTGCCGTTCGCTGTGGAATTGGGTGACTCTGAAGAGTTTTAACCTTGTTGGGGTCGGCACACACCTGAAGTTTTATATTGAGAGCGGCGGCGCGTATTACGACATTACGCCTATTCGTTACGTTAGTACGGTAGCAGCAAATGCGTTTACCACAGCGGTATCTACCCTAAACGGCGGCATCAATGCAAATCAAACCTCGATTCTGTTAGCAAGCGCCACAAATTTCTCCGCTGCTGGTGGCGTTATTTACATCGGGTCTGAGCAAATTTTTTACGGTACCGTTACCGGTAATACACTAATAAACTGCGTGCGCGGTTTTAACGGAACAACAGCAGCGGCGCATTCGACAGGTGCTACGGTTGCCTCATCCACAATCATAGTTACTGATCCGGGGCATGGTGGTCAGACGGACGACTTCGTAACTATTTCAGGTGCTACTGGGTTTGTAAACGGCATACCCGTATCATTTATAAATGGGAATCAAGAGATCACCGTCATTGACTCTACGTTCTGGACATTCACTATTGCCACCCCTGCTATTACCGGTGGCACTGCAACTAACGGCGCTACTTTTTCCTACGAAATTTCAACAGGTAAAGCGGTATATACCGCTGGTACAGGTTGGGGCGCTGGCCCTTGGAGCCGGTTAGGTTGGGGTGATGGTTTTACGACCGGTGTTGGTCAGCAGCTTCGACTATGGAGCCAAATTAACTACGGTGAGTTTTTGCTGTTCTCTTACCGTGGTGGCCCTATTTATATCTGGGTGCCGGGCCCCGGCACTCAGCCTGATTTTGCTACTAGAGGTGATCTTGTAACAGGCCCAGAGTGCCCTACTCAGGTGCTGCAACTGCTTATTTCTGACGCTACGCGTATTTTGATCGCGTTCGGTTGCAACCCCTATTCGTTCGACCCTGACCCTGACGTTCTTGACCCCCTGCTTATTCGCTGGTCTGTGTCTGAAGACTATACGGATTGGAACCCTGCAATTACAAATCAGGCGGGTAGCTATCGACTGTCTCACGGCTCTTTGATTATTGGCGCGTTGCAGACCCGCCAAGAAAATCTGGTATGGACAGATACAGCCATGTATTCCATGCAGTACGCTGGGCCGCCGTTTGTCTGGAATTTTAATATTTTAGCGGACAACATTTCTATTTGCAGTCCAAACGCTATGGCTACGGTTAACGGCGTGGTGTATTGGATGGGCACTGACAAGTTTTATATGTACGCCGGTCGGGTAGAAACGCTGCCATCTACGCTTCGCCAATTCGTGTATAGCGACATTAACCGCGATCAGTTCTACCAAGTGGTTGCCGGTACTAATGAGGGTTACAACGAGGTGTGGTGGCACTACTGCTCGGCTAATTCAGAAATCAATGACAGATACGTCATTTACAACCACCTTGACCGTGTGTGGTACTACGGCACGATGTCCCGTACGGCTTGGTTGGATAGCCCGTTGCGTGGTTTTCCTATGGCTGCTGACGCGACCGTAAACCGTCTTGTATTCCATGAGTTAGGGGTTAACGACAACTCAACCGACCATTCGCAGCCTATCAATGCCTACATTCAGTCATCCGACTTTGATATTGGTGACGGGCATAACTATGGGTTTGTGTGGCGTATGGTGCCGGATATTACTTTTGACGGGTCTAATATTGTTCAAGGCGCTACAACACCACGCGTAAATTTCACAGTTCTCCCGCGTAGAAACCCCGGTTCTGCTTATGGGCCAGCGGACAACCCATCGGTTATAACTGAAAATAACTACGCGGATGCGAACACTTACGAGGTGCAGCAGTTTACGCAGATTGTGTACACACGCGTTCGCGGCAGGCAGATGGCTTTCAAAATAGAGTCCAACACGCTTGGTACACAATGGCAGTTGGGTACGCCTAGTATGGATGTGCGTCCAGACGGTAGGAGATAAGAATGTCAACCGGTACAACAAGAGCCCCGGCGCTGCCTTACGCGCCCGTCGAATACGACCGGCAGTACATGGATCAGCTACTGAACATTCTCAGACTCTACTTTCAGCAGCTAGACAACCCCGGCCCTAGCGCAGCGTCCACACAAGTCATAAACCTGAATCAAATTGTGTCCGCCATGAACTTTAGCGTGATCAATCAGGCAACAGGGGTAAGGATCGCAAGCTTGCCTACTCAAGCGGATTTAGCCAATATGCGGGTGGGGGACTTGTACCGTGACACTACCGCAGACAACGTAATAAAGATAAAAGTATGACTGAACGGGACGCCGCTATTAAGTTGGTGTACAAGTCCGTTAGAGGACGCGCTCCGTTTGCGTTAGAAGAGTTTGTCCAGATGCTAAGGCTATGGTCAGTGGTGCCCCTCCATGAAAATGGGCAGGTTATCGGCGGTGTGTTAATAAAAGAGAATGAATTACATGTAGGGTATGGGGAAAAGCCCAGAGCTTCAATCCGGCCTTACATCAAAGAAATATTGGGCGGGGTCATAGGCAAGTATGGTTTTGCAGTGACCACGGTACAGGCAGACAATCCAGCGGGTTTACGCTTCTGTGAGCGGCTAGGATTTGTCAAATTAGACGAAGAAAACGGTACAATCCGGCTAAGATGTGATAGGAGTAACTACTTATGATCCGCAATAAATACAACGGGTATGGGTTCGATGGTTCTCGGCTCTACCATGATCCTATCTCTCTTTCTATTGCGGCTACCAAGGCTGGTGCCGCTTCTTCCGCCGCTGCCGCTGGAACCGCCGCTGCTCAAACTGCCGCCCTAGAAGTAGCTAAGCAAGCCACCATCCAAGAGAGCATGAGGCAGATGGGTATACAGGCTGCTAAACAGGCGGGTGTTGAAGCTACTAAACAGGTTGGCCTTGAAGCTACTAAGCAGGTCGCTGCGGAGGCTGCTAAACAAAGTGCCGTTGAAGCAAGTAAGCAAGGTATCGCACAGGGATTCCAGAAAATGATCCCGCAGGCCGCAGATGATATTGCTGCTCAAGTTGGTTCTTCTGGTTATTATAATCCTGCGACCGCTTCTGTACCGTATGGTAGCCCTACACCGCCTGCACCCGCCACTGCTCCCGCACCCGCTGGTTCTCCTGCGCCCGCTACTACTCCTGCTCCTGCCGGTTCAACGCCCAACTTGGAGGCATTAAAAGCTCAAACTATTCAGTCTGGGTCGCCTTCTGTTACTCCAAGTTTAGACACATTAAAAGCGCGGGTTATTCAATCTGGCTCGCCTATCGCGCCGGAATCCCAGCTTTTAGCTGAGCAGGCCGCAAGAATGCCCTCTACCGGTGGAAACTTCCCCGGCATAAAAATGACGCCAGACAAAGCGTTCGGCCCTGAGTCAAGCGGTATTTACAAAGGCAAGAACTTGGAGACAGGCGAGGCATTCGAGACGCTTTCTAGGCCATCTTTCAACCCCCCTACAGGCGACGGTTCTGGACTGAAACTGTCAGATACTTTACGGCAATCGCTTAGTCAGCCAACACCAGAAAGTCCTTTGGCAAAAGGCGCTCGTGAGGCTATGGATTGGATGGGCAAGAATAAACTTGAAACCGGCCTTGGTTTGATGACGGTTGGGCAGTACATGAACAAACCCAAAGGGGACGAAGAGGACAAAGACAAGTACAAGAGTACGGTCGATATGTCGGATTTCCGCCCAACAATACCTGAACAGCCGTCGTTTACCCGCTCGTATGAGTACCAGAACTATCAGGCTGGTGGCCCGGTTGAAGATATGTCCCGTATGAATAGTATCGGGGCTAACACCGGCTTCCCTATGGCAGGATTGCAAACCCCAGCGTATTCTGTAAGTTCAGCCACGCCGATGCCTGTAAACACTTTGACCCCTACGGCTGACGCTTCTGTTAGTACCTACAGTGGTGAAGCACGGTTTGCTAGTGGTGGCCTTTCTGAGGCGCAGCGTCGTGAATACGGTCTTAGAACTCGTAGTGAACGTGCATCTAGAGACCTGACAAAGTCCTACGAAGAGATGGAAGCCGAGCGCGAAAGAGAAGCGATGAAGCTGTTTAATGAAAGCTCTCTCCCAACGCCTCGCCCTATTTCTCGTAGCCGCACCCAAGAACTAAGCAGCCCCTTTTCCGCTGCAATGACTGAACACGCACGACTCGCTAAAAAAGCTAAAGTGCCGGTTGTCCCGATGCCTAAGACTAATTTAGGTGACATCGACACCTACATGGACATCCCGATTGAAGCCGCGAGTGGGGGCATCATGCACGGTCTTGGTGGTTATTCCGATGGTGGGCGACTCTTAAGGGGGCCGGGCGATGGAGTTTCGGATTCTATTCCTGCTGTTATTGGTAAGCGGCAGCCTGCTCGTCTTGCTGATGGCGAGTTTGTAATCCCAGCGCGTATTGTCTCTGAGTTGGGTAACGGTTCTACTGAAGCTGGCGCAAGAAAACTCTACGCCATGATGGAGCGCGTTCAAGCATCGCGTAAGAAAAGCATTGGTAAGAAGAAGGTAGCGGTCAACAGCAAAGCTGACAAACACCTGCCCGCATGAATAATTACGGGAAACTAGAATGGTTCGGTGGCAACACCGACGCGCTACAGATGTACCGTATGCTGGTAGACCTTGCGCACTTGTGGGATGACTTGGTTGACAAAGACAAGGATGTGAGTGAGTTAGAGATAAACAACTCTTTCCTTATCTGCCTTGTCTACTTGCCGCTAAACCCGTTTTATCAGCAGATACAGCGCGATGTGATGCCGATGTGGATAACCGTGGTGTCTTCGTACCAGACTGCAAACAAGTTTGAGCGTGAGAAAGATGAACGTGGGTTAGAGGCGGCGCACATGCTTAGGTATGCCGCTGGAAATATCTTAGCCTACGCGATACATGTATGTGTTGGGCCAGAAAAAGCCGCAGAGTACGTACCGGAAATGTGGAAAGATGTTGTTAATGAACGCTTTGCGGAGTACCGCGAGGAGCACTTGAATGCTTAACTTCTTAAAATTTATTTTCAACCCCGACCTGTTTACGTTCTACTTCGGTGGGGGCGGTGGCCCGACTACTACCAAGTCCGAGACTTCGAACATCCCTGAATACGCCCGTCCGTACGTTGAACGGATGATGGGGTCTACAGAAAAACAAATCTATACCTATGGCGATAAGGGGCAGATAACTGGTTTCCAGCCCTATAAACCATTCCAAGGCGAGACGGTTGCAGGCTTCACCCCAATGCAAGCGAGAGCTATGCAGGGTATTGGTAATTACCAACTGCCGGGGCAGACTGGTGCAGCTACTGGGCTCACTAATATGGGCACTTTAGCTTCTATGGGCGCGGGTTCTCAAGCGATGGGGGCTGGGGCTAATTATGCGAATCAGGCTACAGACCCATACGCCATGCAGTCCTACATGTCGCCATACATGGAAAACGCACTGCAACCGCAGATGCGTGAAGCTGCACGTCAGTCTGCTATACAAAGACAGTCAAATATGGCTGAAGCCGCTAAACAAGGCGCGTTTGGTGGCTCACGGCAGGGGCTTATTGAGGCTGAGCGTCAGCGTAATCTTGCCCAACAGCAGCAAGATATTTACGGCAGAGGAATGCAGACTGCGTTCGAGCAAGCTCGCCAAGCCCAGCAGTTTGGCGCTGAACTAGGTCTAAAAGGGATTCAGACTGGTCTTTCGGGGTACGAGCAGGGGCTACGAGGTGCCGGTCAGCTGGGTGCGCTAGGAGAACAACAGTACAAGCAAGAGATGGGGCTTCTAGGCCAGCAGATGGAAGTAGGCGGCAAACAGCAAGCCTATGAGCAAGCTCGCCTTAACCAGAAAATTCAGGATTACGCTACTGCGCAGCAGTACCCGTTTATTCAGTTGGGCACACTTTCCAACATGCTGCGCGGCTTGCCGATGCAAGCGTCTACAACCCAGATGTACCAAGCGCAGCCGTCGTTTTTTAACCAAGCTGTTGGTCTGGCTGGTGCTGGGGCAAACCTGTATCAGGCTATGAAAGCCGAGGGTGGCGCTATTAAAGAGATGGCGAGCGGTGGTATTGCCTCTGGCGTTGACCCATACAAGCTGCCGGGCATGATGAAGAAGTTGTCTGACGATCAGCTTAAAGACAAGATGGGCGGTGACACCGATCCTGAGACTATGGGCATCGCCCAAGCTGAGAAGCAACGTCGTGACAAAGTGCGCGGTATGGCGGGTGGCGGTGCCGTGGCGTTTAAAGAAGGGAAAAGCGTAAAAGACGAGGTTGACAATCCGTTCGACGTAAAGAACGAAGTAAAGCCAAAAGAAGAGCTTGTAGCCAAGAAGGAAGTCCCTGCGCCTAAAGCTCCTGTAGCAAAAGCGCCGGTATCGGCAACGCCTTACCAAGACCAATACCGCGACGTTTTAGCTGGGTTTAAGCCACCACCAGAAATTGAAAAGACCCGTGCGAATATCAAAGAGCTTGAAGATCGTGTTGCTGCTGGGGTTACAGGTGAACTAGATCGTCAACAAGCTGCTTACGCAAAACTGGGCATTGATCCAGCGAAGATGTTTAATGAAGAACGTGAGCGTCGCCAAGAAGAAATGAGGATGAGCAGGGAAGACGCTAGAAAGGCTGAGCATCTACGCTGGGCGCAAATGTTTGCTAAGTTCGGTTCCACTCCCGGCCCCGTGCTCAGAGCCGCACTTGTGTCAATTAACGATACAGTACCCGACCTCCTTGAAGATAGAGCCAAGGCAAACGCTATTCAGCGCGATATTAATAAAGCCATCAATGACTTGAACAGGGCTGAATACCTTGAGAAAAAAGGCAGGGTTGATGATGCGCTTAAATCGCATAACGCTGCGGCAGAGAAATCAGCTACCCTTAGTGCCAATTTAGCCGAGTTTATGTACAAGGCTGAAAGCGACAAACTTAAATCCGTCGCTGAAATGGCAAGAAGTGAAGTAGCTGCAAGATCGGCGGAGAAAACAGCCGGAATGTCTTTAGCTGGGACAAAGTACACGGCTGATAAAGCGGAAAAGAGAGCTATTTTAGAAGAAGCAAAACAGGCTAATCAGAAGAAGAAAAACGCGCTCGCCTACATTCAGAACGAAACAAAAGATATCACTAAGGAGATTACCGAAGCAGTGAAGGAGGTAGCGTTAATAAAAGACCCTGATAGAAGAAAACCGTTTGAAGACAAACTCAAGACGCTTAAAGAAACTAAAAATCGTGTCGCCGCCCAAGCTGCTGCTTTGTATGACGTGGATTTGAATGCGATCATAGATGAGGCTGATAAGACTGCTCCGTCTGGTGCCGCAGAGTTTAATTATGTGCCCGGCAAAGGACTAACGCCTGTTAAGTAAGAGATAACCATGCCAAGAGTAAATATTGAGGGCGTAGGTGTAGTTAATTTTCCTAGCGGTATGTCGCCTGAAGATATTACAAAGGCGATAGAACAGGACATACTACCAAAGGCGCGGGGGCCTGAAGCCAAGAAACCTGAGCCTGAGCCTGAAACAGGGTTTGTAGCTGGTGCTAAAGCAGGCTTTCAAAGATTACTCGGCGACATTGAGGCGCTTAAAGCCGCTGGCAATGTAGAGGGCGCTGAACAAAAGGCTAAAGAATATCGGGAAGAGGCTGCAAAAATCTACAAGCAGCCTGAACTACTCGAAGCGCCTTGGGAATACCTTAAGGGTCTAGCCGGTCAGTCTGCCGCTTATATGGTTGCGCCTGTTGCAGCGGGCGCTGCCGCAGCTTTTGGTGCTCCTGCTTTAGGGCTTGGCGCTCTTGGCACTACCATTGCCGCAACTGGGGCTACATTTGCTACGTCGGCGCTACAGTTCTCTGGGTCTAACCTGACGCGTCAATTAGAAGAGAACGTCTCCGCCAAAGACTTGAAGGTCTTGAATGCGGTAGCTGCGTCCGTGCCTCAAGCCGCGCTAGACACGTTGAGTCTTCGTATGGTGCCGGGGCTTCGCGGCATCTTTGCCAAAGCTGGTGTTGAATTAGGCGAAAAAGAAGCGGCGCAAATCGCCAAAGAGAGCATAGTCATCAACATGGCTAAGACTTCTGGCATGGAAGGCGCTACTGAATCCGCGCAAGCTGTTCTAGAACGCGCTCAAGCAGGGCTCAACCTGACAGACGCGGAAGCCCGCAAAGAATACTTCGATAACTTCATAGGCGGCGCACTGCTTGGCGGTGCTATCTCTGTGCCGGGTACTATCTATGAAAGGGGTAAAGCTCAGGCACAACTAGACGCTAAGGCTCAAGAAGAGGCAGCTAAGATAAGTCAGACCGCTGTGCCAGACGAAACAGGTACGGTGCCACCACCCGCAGCGCCTTCTGAAATACAAGAAGCCCCACCACTACCTACGTTTGAAGCTAGGGCACCGGGGTCTGTCAGTACTGAAACTCCTGACGCTGATATTGATCCGACTATTGCACTAACTGAAGGCTCTGCGCCTCCAGCATTGCCACGAGCTAAGAAAGAAAATGAAACGGCGGAAGAAGAGTATCTCCGATACAACGAGATGCTTGCCGCAAAAGTTGACTCAGATGGCAAAGCGTTGCCCGCAAAACGTATTAAAGCCATTGAGGATAAATTAGCTAACCCTAAGTACGATGAGTTTCGTACTACCAAAGAGGAGGTTGCTGATGCCACGCAATCTGCTGGAGTTGACACAACAGGAGATCAGTCTCGCCCTGCTGGCCCTGCATCAGAATTGGGAGCACCCACCGGAGGAGTTACAACACCTGACGCCGGTGGAATGGTGCCTGCTGGAGGGGCTGCTGAATCAGCTGTTGTTACAACGCCAGCACAGCCAACTACATTAGTACCCGGCCCCGCAATCTTAAATGAGCTTGGAGGTAGCACTCCAGTTACGATACTAAGTACTTCGGGTGATCGTGCAGAAATAAGTATAAAAGATGAAATGGGCGAAGTTCTTCGCTCCGTGCCTATTACAAGCTTACAGCAAGAAACAACACCAACATCTGAAGAAGTCATAACGGAGGAACCCAGTGTCGCTGAAACCACTGAAACCGTCGAAACAGAAGCGCAAGGACAAGAACAAGCAGCCCCCGCTGCCGCAGCCGCACCCACAAAGCGCGTAATCAAACTCGAAGAAGAGAAAGCTGCCCCGACAGAGACGTTTACGCCAGATCAGGCGGCGTATCTGGGCATGGAGACTGATACTCGCGCTGCCCCAGCCACATCTATTAAGGAAGGCATGGGTTACGCGGCGGCAGAGACCGCGTTCGACTTCTACGACTCAGCGTACAGCAACATAGAGCGGGCGCTAAAGGGACGCGTCGCAGAAGAGAACGCTGCAAGAGAGACCGCATACAACGAAGCTAAGGCACGTGGCGAGAAAGTATCCAAGCCGGAGAAAGCCACAACGCTCGACATCTTGCAGAAGATGCCTGAAGCTGAGCTTGTAAAGTTATTTAATGAGAACGTAAGCGAGAAGAAGCTTAACGATACACGCCGCGCCGAGATGAAAGCGCGGGACAAGTTCATCAAGAGCCTGTCTAAAGAACAGCAAGAAGCGGTGCGTAAACGCGCCGTTGAAATGTTCCACCGCGAGGTAAAGGCTGTCAAGAACATCGGTAGAACAACTACTGAGGCAGACCTACGCAAGAGCCGCGAGCAAGCTGCAAAAGAAGCGGTAGAAAAACAGATCGAAGAGATTGAGAAGCCAACGCGCAAAGCCGCGCCCGCTAAAGAAAAGACTGGCCCGACTCAGATTGAGACGCTTGAGCAGAAAAGAGAAGCTACTATACGGAGCGCGTTAGAAAGCGGCGATGTAGGTAGGGTGTTTGCTGCCATAGCGAACGAACGCATCAATGATTCTATTACGGCTTTCTTTGCCAGAAAGCTATACGACGTACTGAAGACCTTTGACGTTCAGCCAACTATAGTCTTAGGTGCGGTAGAAGATGGGCGAGCCGGTAAGTACGATCCATCAACTGAAACAATTACGATTGACATTAACAACCTAGGCAAAGACCGCCTAGACATCGTTGCGCTGCATGAGTTCACCCACTTCATGGCAGACCACGCAATTGACAATCGTAAAAGCCTGACAAAAGAACAACAAGCTGCAATCAATAGGCTCGACAATCTGTACAGATATGTCAACGCCCAGCTTGGTAAGAAGTTCGACATAGGGTCGCTTAAGGAATTTGTAGCAGAAGCTTTCTCCAACCCTGAATTTCAGAAGGCTATGGGCAACCTGAAGCCCATGCAAGAGGGTGGCAAGCCACAAAATGTGTTCTCGCTCTTTGCCAAACGCATCATGGAGATGCTTGGCTTCCGCAACCGTCTGCTTAGCCAAGAAGAACTAAAAGAAGCTGGCGGCACTTATGGCGCGGTGCTTGGCGATGTGCTGACACAGATTGAGCAGATTATTAAGGCAGACCGTACTGCACCTGCTGTTGGTGTGTCTTACATGGCGAAACAAGCCAAGCCACCAATCCAAGCACCGGCTGGGGGCACTACTAACGTCAATGAACTGCGCGACACAATCCCAAGTCCGTCGTTTAAGGCGCGGGACATTTTTAAGACCTTTAACGCGCCTAAGTTTGTAGAGGGTGCCGTCAAGCTTCTTCAAAATGATCGTGCCGCGATAAAGAATTGGCAGCGCAGAATGTGGCTGACAGGCCGCTACTTGGCCTACGGCACAGGGTTTAACAACATCTATGACCAGATAACTTTGTCGTCTGGCAACGCGCACTGGCTCTACACCCAGTATGTTCAGGAGGGCAATGAGACTGTGCGTAAAGCGGTGGTTGACTACGCCAAGGCGCGTAAGCTTGATGTAGACACTGCCCTAAAAGAACTAGGCATGTACTCTGTGGCCCTGCATGAGGAAGAGCGTCGAGAGACATTGTATTTACGCACGGTCGATTTGACTGAGACTGAAACCCTAATTAATAAAGTCACGGGTAAGGGCATCTCTCCTATTGAGGCGCGGAACGCTATCTTTGCTTATCTGGATGAACACAAGCTTGATTTGTCCGGCGCTAAGTACTTGCGGGCGCAGCTTGAAGCTATCGTTAATGACAAAAAGAATTTGGCTAAGGAGGCAAAGCCTCGTGAAGACAATATGTTTGCGGTAGCGGGCTACACTCCAGAACAGATTAAAGCAATCAAAGCCGACTACGAAAAGCATAAGACAGAGGCTGATAAGGTATTGAACGCCCTCAAGGAAGTAAACAAAGCCACGCTTGAACTGAACGCGATGGCTAACTACATGTCTGAGTTTGCCAACAACTACATTATGTTCTACGGCTACGATAACTACGTGCCGTTCAAAGGCAAGAACTTCAACGAAGACAAAGCGGACATCTTTAACCACGACGGGCGTAGGCTAGGCGGGGACTTCCAAGAAGACATCCACACGTTCGAAGGCCGTTTAACCGTGCCTGACAACCCAATCCTGCAAGTTATGGCAGATGGCGCTAAGGCGGCGATGCGTGCTGGGCGCAAGGATGTGACGCAAGCAATCTACAACGCTGTGAAAGAGAAAACACTTAACGGCGAGATAATGAATTTTGGCAAAGAAGGCGAGACCAAGAAAGACTATATCGACTTCAAAGACCGTGCTAATGATGACCTGCTGCAACAACTAAAGGGTGACACCAAGATATTCCATTACATGCCTAACGGCAGGGTAGCAATCATCCAGATTAACGACAAGCAGCAACGTGAAGCAATACGTCGTACATACAGGGATACCAACCCTGCGGTTGATTTCATCCTTAACAAAGCTAACAAGTACACCGGCCTTGTTGGGCAGATGCACACTAGGTACAAACTTACGTTTGCCCCAGTTAACTTTGTTCGTGACGTGTTGACTAACGCTTGGGCTATAGGTGCAGAGGGTAAAGGCTATCTTGGCCTATTGCAGTCGTTCCGTTATCTCAGCGCCGTGGCTCTGAACATTGTTAACGGAAACATGCGAAGGTCTTGGAACTTTGTACGCCTGTATTCTAAAGGTGATACGAAAAAAATTGAGGCACTAGCTAAGAATGACAGTTATTACAAAGACCTGATGGACTACGTCAAAACCGGCGGCAAGGTCTCCTACATCGCAGGTATTGCACCTAAAGGCCAGCTAGACCAACTGTTAAAGACCCCCGGCGGTAAGCTGCTTGATACAAGCAAGATCGAACGGTTCTTCGACATTTGGATTGACACCTTTGAAATGACCTCGCGGACTACGGCCTTCCGTATTGCCAAAGCCGATGAGGTTGCAAAGCTCTCCAAGAAAGCTGGCCTTACCAAAGACGAAGTAGATACCGCTGCGACAAAGACCGCCGCTGCGTACGCCAAGAACCTTGCTAACTTTGAACAAGTGGGCGAATGGGGTAGAGCGATTGGCTCGTTATTCATGTTCTATCGCCCCTCGGCAACCGGCGCGGTGCGGGCTATGGACGCTGTTGCCCCCGCCTTTCAGAATAGAGACCGCGTTAGATTGTCGTTGCCTGAATTTGCTGAGGCTGCTCAGATTAGGCACAAACTAACCGGGGATGTTACTGAAACAGAGAAGAAAAAACTGCAAGCTAAACTTGCTACATTAGATAAAGCACTAGCTGACTTCGACAATAACTATAAACAGCTACAGCAAAGTTCAAGAATAGTCGTAGGGGCACTGATCGGTGCCGGATATGCTACGTATGTTATGGCTCAAAGCAGCTCAGACGATGATGATCTTGGGCGTAACAGTGTGTCTTCAGACGATATGGCGCGGTGGACTAAGTTTGCTCGTTTCCATATACCGGGGTTTGAAGCTCCAGTCCAGCTGCCGTGGGGCTTTGGTCTAGGTGCTTTTGCAGCGTTTGGGGCTCAATTAGCTGCACTGTCAGACCCCAAGAACCCAACCAAGACAAGAGACATTCTAGGCAACATGGTGCAAATTACTCTTGATTCGTTCATGCCTTTGCCTTTTTCACGTATCCCGATTACTGAAGAACCGGGGAAGTTTGCTATTGACTCCATCACACCAAGCGTTCTGCGTCCCATGTTTGAGTACTACATGAACACGAATGCGCTGGGCCAGCAGATATATAACAACCGGCAGTCTAGGTATGGCGACGCTTACACCGGCGGGGATAACATACCTGAAGCGTATAAGTCCGCTACACGACTGTTAGTCGAGTCAACAAACGGGGCCATTAACTGGAGCCCCAACGTGATGTACTTCTTCTTCAACAACTATGCTGACGGTGTCGCAGCGTTAGCCAATAGTCCAGTAAATATGGCGCTTTGGATGTCTGGTAAGAAGGACTTCAACGCTCACACCGACACTATGTTATTCGACAGTTTCTTTGGCACGCGGTCAAACATAGACGCTCGTCAATGGTCTAAGATTGAAAAAGACTTAGAAGACCGCGCTGCGAACATAAAAATGTTCAAGTCTGACCCAGCTCAGTACTACGAGTACCTAGCTAAGAATCCGTTCGACGCCATGCTCACTAAGATGTACGACGGAGACGCTAATAAGCAGCTTAAAAATCTGCGGGAAGAGGCTAATAAGTGGCGCACCATGCGGGGGCTAGACTTAAAGACTAGGAAAGAGCTCGTTGACAACGCCGTACTTCAACAGAACCTGCTGAAATACAGCCTGATACAGAAGTACAAAGCGTTTGGTGTTGAGCCTTAAGCAGTGCGCCACACCCTGATGCCCAGATGACCTTCCTTCTCACAGGTATAAATCTTTACCTTGATGTGGGATTTCTTGGCGGCGATGTCCGCCACGTACATCATCTGGGCAGGGCGTAGCGTGGGGATGAAGAAACTCTCCCCCACTGCCATGTAGTCATAAGGAAAAATCCACTCAGGCTCCTCCGTCAGCCTGTCCATCTCCATCGGTTCCAAAGAAAGTATCTGGGATTTGGGTCGCAAAGACATAGGTGTTCACATTCATGTTTTTGTCAAGGATGCTCAGAGCTTGCTTCCAGCCAGCGTCGAGGCGTGATTTCTTTATATCGACCAGTATCTTTTTCTCCCGCATGTTCTGTTCGAACTCGCGTGAGCTGACACTCTTCTCAATCAGATACTTCTTGAACTCGGTGGTCGATATAGTGACAAGCCCCGTCGCTAGGTCAATCCTGCCAACCAGACTCGTCCTCGGCTCCATCGTGACCTTGCCGTCGTTAATACCCAAGAAGCCTGTGTAGTACTTGTTGATGAAGTCACCAACCAGCGTCGAGTAATCCGTCTCGCCAAGATTGACCACCTTGTCCCGGATGTTGATCATCTCAGAGCAGACCTTGTTGTAAATACGTTCTAGGTCATAGTCGATGAGGCCGATCTCGTTGGCTACCGTGCCCCCTGCCATAGTTGCACCGATGATGTTCTCGTAGAAGCGGTAGATAGCGTCGTTGCCAAAGTCTTTCTTGAACCGTTCAATCCACTCGTCCACTATCTGTTTTAACGCTACCTCACCGTGGGCAAAATACGCGGGGATGAGTTTGCGTCCTGCATGACCGTAGTTGTACTTGAACAGGTCAAAGACCTTGGGGCCAAACCCCGGCTCGTCAAACAATAGCTGTGGTTTCATTACAAGAAACTCGACCATACGCGCCATCTGGCCCGTCGCCATAGAGTTCTTGGACATGATCATTTCCAGCAGCGGCACGTTACAGGTCATCATGGCAATCGATGACGCTAAGAGTTCATGCTCCCGTTCAGCGTTGATCGACCCCTGCATCCTGATCTTGGCCTTACCCTGCGAAATAGCGTGAACCATCTTGCCAAGTTCTTCTATCTTACGTTCATGCGCTTCATCGACGCCGAACGCTGCGTTCTTCAGGGTGACGTACCGTTGATTCAAGCCGTTGTTTGTGGCATCGAAGACCGAGATACCGACTGGGTTACACCAGACGCTAAGGTTTGCGTACAGCGCCCCCGTCTTGCCGTTGCCTGATTTACCTGTATAACTAACGACAGCGCCCGGTGTGGACGTTAACGGCATGAGCGGTGAACCCAGACCGATCAACGTACCGAACGCGTGCATCTCCATCGTCGGGCGGTTCAACTGCTGGGCGCACTCTTTCCATACTTCAAGGCTACCCTTCGGCTCAAAGTGTTTTGAGATACTGCGAACCATAGGTGATGCAGGCGTCGGGACTATCTTGCCGTTTGATTTAATTAAGTTGTTGCCGATGACATACTCACGGCCCAGTCGGTCGTCTCCCACCGGCTCTGTCCAGCCCATCTGCATCTGCATGAGTTCTGCTTCAGACTGGGTTTGTAGGTAATGTCCCCACTTCATTATGTACCTCATGATGTGTTGTAGTTTTTCTGCCCCGCCTGTTATACCCATGAAGCCGATTGCTTTCTTAAACTCATCGGTCGCGTTTAAGCCCCGTGTAGTTAGCATGAAGTCACGCGGCGCGTCTTTGGGCAACAGAAGGCGCATCATAAGAATCTCGCCGTCCAACTTGCTGTACATCCGGCGTATAGGGAACAACTCGTGCGGGTATACCAGTACGGGGTCGTACTCTTTCTTGACGCCCTTCCTATCCACTGTAGGTGGTGGTTGGTAATAGATGCCGCCGTGCTGCCCACGGAAGTACGGGAACAGTGCCTGTGGATGGTCAGGGATTACGTTTGCTGGAATATCTTCGGGATTCTCGTACTCCCGAACTGCGTCCTTTTTAGGGGCTTGGGCGATCTTGATGATTCGTCCGAGCGCAAGCGGGTTGGTAAACTTGCCTTTGTATTTACAGGTGTCGCAAACTCCGGGGTTCTCATTATCAAAAACTGTGCAGGAATAGGGCTTACCTTGACGCAGTGTTGCTTTTCGTTCCGTGTCTTCAAAAGAGTATCCGGGATAATCTTCCGATAGTCTGTGGATAGCGACATCGCGGTCTGTACAATGCTGTGCAATGGATAACACGGCTGTCCAGACGGGTTCGGGTAATGTTGAAGATCGTTCAATCGCCCACTTAATCTGTTCACATCCATCACCCTCAAGACTTCTGATAGCGATTTTTTCAAAGGAGGTCTCCTGATTATCAAGTTTCATCAGCGCCTTAGTGTCGTCGTCCAGACCTTTAGGCAGCTTCTTCAACAGCTCTGCGGGCGAGTCTTCTACTATCCCTAAGAACTCTTTGAACTCATCAAACGAATAGACGTGGAGTTCGTCGCTGATTACCTCACACTTACTAGGTGGTGTAGTCTTGTAATTAAATGTCTCAGGACAGCGCATGATCCGCGCCACGTCCGCTGTAACAACCGGATCAATGAATAAATCATTCTCAAGGCATAGCGTCTTGAACTTCTCGGCGTATGGCTTCCACTCAGCGACGGGGATGTCTCGATCAAAGAACCAGTAGGCGTGTACGCCCGTGCCTGAATCGACGATAACTGGGGGAGGTAGATCAACTCTTGGGAGGAAAGCCTGTAGTGCAATATGCGCATCTCCTTGAGTAGCATATCCTCTTCTGAGTTCTGCTTTCCCTGCCCCAACATCAAGGTCAATGAAGAATGAACGTAGGAATTGCGCGTCCTCTGCCTTGCGACTATAACCGTCGAAGGATGCAAGGGCGACGTAGACGTTAGCTTTTTCCAAGCTAAACTGTCTTGCAAGATTTTCGACATCATCTATGGACTCCGCAAATCTCTGTGTAGTGCGTTTGTTGTCTATCTTAGCTACACAGTAGACGCCCTGCGAAGGCAATGCTTTCTCGTAAAATTGTTTTATCATATCCGCAGAGACAAGAAAGGCAGGATTTCTCCTGCCTTGTTAATGGGTAAAGTACTGCTACTTAGTTGCAGAACGTGTTGCAGTTGTTGCCGTAGCTATCGCAGCAAGTTGTACAGTACACATACCGTCCGTTATATGAGTAGCTGTGTGAGGAACACCCAGCGTAAGCCACACCAGCAGCAGCGATTGCCCAGATTGCTATAAGGTATTTCATATTGGCCTCCCAATCATATCTTCAATGTAGGCTTTGGCTCCCTTCACGGACTTGGCTGGCAATACCCCCGCCTCCAAGTCCTTCTCTAAAAGCCTGATGAAAGCCAAAGCCATATCTTCGTTTTTACCACGCAACACCGCGCCGCGAAACCAATTATGAACTGTTGCTCGTGAAACTTCCATCGCTTCAGCTACGTACTTAGCAGGAAGATTTGCAATGACGCAAAGCTTTGCCATCTTGTAGCCGATGCGATAAGTATCATCTGCTTCGTCCAGACTACTAAGGAACTTCGTACTATACGGGCGCGACATGGCTCTCCTTATTTCTTAGTCCACTTCTTAATGACATCGGACGCATCGGTTGCCTGTGCCGGAGCGCGTTTGGTTGATTCACGCACCGTCGGCTCTGCCACTGATACTTCTTCCCCTGCGTCCTTCTTCTTGTACACCGTCAGCTTGATAGCAGCTTCAGCAGCAGCCGAGTTACCCTGTGCGGCAACAGTATCGTAGTCCTTCGGGTCAACTGCACCTGCGGGGGAGAACAGCACCTTCGGGTATTGCACTTTGGTGTCAAACTGAACCTTAGTGACGACACGGCCTTTGCTCACGTTGTTGCTTGCAAGCATCCCGATGTAGGACTTGAAGGGCCATCTTCCGTTTTCTTCTTTGCCGAAAGACGATGCTGCCGGGATAACGAATTCCAACACGTCACCACTTGGGTCTTGTGGAAGGACAACAGCGGTACGCCATGACAGCTTGCATTTCGCGCCAACGCCAGAATCATTGCTTCCTTTGGCGGAGTTCGGGCAAACATCGCACGTCGGAGCGCAGGGTTGTTCAACATCAGCATCTGGCTTAACGGAATCGTTAGACCAGCAAATAGGAGAAGTGACTTTTCCTTCTTCATACGTACCCTCGTAGCACTGACGCGACGCGCTGTGTGCCATCTTCACAAAGATGATGTTCATGTGACGGTCTTCGATAGCACCAACTTCCTTGCCACCGACCATCTTACGGAACACACCGCCCTTGATCGAAAGACGCTTGGTCTGATTAGCACCGCCGCCAGCAACCGCTGCGGTATCTTCATCAACGCCTGTCTGAATCATCAGCGGGTTGTTTGCCAAAATAGTTGCGAGTTCTGTACTCATGATGTTTTCCTTAACTTTATCTAACTGTGGGCTTTTTAACTGTGATGGTAAATTCACGCATCACGTTCACACCGGGGGGCAAACCTTCATGATGCCGCTCGGACATGAATTCTTTAAAATTACTTTGATGCAGGTGCGCGGCAAACAATTCAACAGCGCCCGTCTCTAGTACGAACTTGTTGAAGTTATCGCGGTCTGAACAGGTAAACCTTTCTGAAAGTTTTTTAATAATCGTGCCGCTATTGGTGCGGAGACTCTCGACCTTCATCTCGTTGCACCCTGACAGCATTGCTTGCTCAAGCACTACCAACTCAGACTTCAGTGCAAGGTCACGCTCCTTGTATTCGGCTTCGATCTTTTCACGCTCGTTCCGAATAGTCAAGTAGGTTTTAACTAATTCCTCCATATCACTCATAGCTTCCCTCCATTTCTGACTTGTACAAATCAACTAACTTTTCATGTGAATCAACTTTGCCTTGCAACATGCGATACATTCTTCGTTCAACTTCCGAACCTTGTAAGTGAACCACTGTCATACGATTCTTCTGGCCCACGCGATCAATACGCGCAACGCACTGTAGGTACGTTTCAACACTCATAACAGGAGACCAGAAGACGATAGTGTCGGCAGCAGTCAGCGTGACACCATGCGACGCCGCTTGAGGTTGAATGACTAGCACTCGTGGGTTTGCCGACGTTTGGAATCTGCCCACGATGCGCTGCCGTTCGCCAGCGGATACCGCTCCGTTAATGATCTCGTTGGTGACACCATTGTTAGTTAAGTGCCGTGAAACAAGATCGATTGTGTGGGTGAACGGCACGAAGACCAGCACCTTGTTCTCGGTCTCCTCCAACACTTCATCCAACGCTTTGAGTCGCGGAGCAATATCGAACTCGACAACTTCTTTCGTATCGGAATACACCGCGCCACCTGCTACCTGAAGCAACTTGGAGAGCCGCGCCGCTGCGTTTACTGCACTTATCTGTTCACCCGCTGCATTGATCAGCATCTCGTCCTTCAGCGCCTTGTAGTACTTGGCGGCTTGCGGGGTCAGCGGGACTTCACGGGTCTGATACAACACCTCTGGCAGATCGAGACACTCGGCTTTGGAGAACCTGATCGCGGGTTGCAGTGCGTCGAATACAGTTTGTCTGGCTGATGGCTTGGGCATCCACTTGAACCGTGTGATCTGGTTCATGACTTTATCTCGCCATGCCGTGCTGTACTTCGGAACCTTGTTTGGCGCAACCAAACGCGCTAGGCCGAACGCATCGAGCGGTGACTGCGATGCAGGTGTGCCGGTCAGCATCCACAGGCGGGTCTCAGGCTTGATCAGCTTGGCGAGTATCTTCCAACGCACGGTACTCGTAGACTTGTACGCGTTCGCTTCGTCAACCACAATCAGGTCGAACTCACCGTTCTTGATGTCCTCATGCAGGATGCCAACGCCGTCGTAGTTGGTGACGATGAAGTCGTACTCACCGTTTAGAATTTTCTTACGCTTCGGGGCAGGGCCGTACGCTACACCCACGCTTCGGTGCATAGCTGTCTTGAATACGTCAGCTTGCCATGCGGAATACATAATCGTGATCGGACACACCACGAGCACGCGCTTGATCAACCCCAAGCTCATCAGATAGTCAGCCGCCCAGATGACCGATGAAGTCTTACCTGTACCTGCTTCGTTGAAACAGAACGCGCGGCGGCGCGACGCTAGGAATGATGCAGTAGTTTTCTGGTGGTCGAACGGCGTAAACAAACCGGGCCAGTTGTAGTCCCGCAGTATGGGTGAAGGGATGTTGTAACCAAAGGACTCGGCTAGGAAGGATGCCTCGTCGTTACCCCAGTAGACAAGAAGCTCGGTCTCGTCTTTGCCTCGGTCAAGAATCTCACTCTTCTCGACGTAGGTTAGGATTTGGTCAGCGTTCGCGTTAGATGTCCGGAACTGTAGGGCGGCGTCGCCCACGACTGTAAACTTAACGTCACTCAATTTTGCCTCACTATAAATTAACGTGACCCCTTGCGGGGGTTAGTCGGCTACATCCGTACCAATGACAACTTCCGAAAGGGCGGTACTAAGTAGCTGATGCGGTTTATGGGGGAAAAGTCCGTTGCAGAAAAAACCCCGCCCACTCACACCTTACGGCACGAAACTCTTAAAGTCAAGTAAAACTTTACTTCTTACGTTCTCGCTTGCTTGTCTCTGATACCAGCGCACCGGATGCGGCACGTCTGAATGATCGGTTAGCTGACGCGGACTGTACCACCACACCGTCCTTGTTGCTGCCACCTTTGGACAACGCTTTCTTGTGCGCTATGTCTTTACCTTCGCGCTTGTCAGCCTTGCCGTTGCCGTTGGCATCCGATCCTGTCTTGTCCATCGCTCGACGCGCCCGTTGACGCTCCATGCGGTCAGGGTGTTCACCCCTTGCTTTCTCTTGCTCGTACTCTTTTTTGTACGGCCTCGGCTTGTTCACGTATGGCATTTGGTTCTCCGTGTATTAGTTCGTTGGACGAAGTGATTCGTCTAAACATTCTTTCATTTGACTGCCGCAGTTGCTTCACTGTCGGTAGTCGCCTCCCTTTGTACATTGTGGACGTACTCGTTTCCGCCGATTGTTGTTCGGTGTTGTTTCGCGTACGTGTCATTGAAAGATTTCTCCAGTATTTTCAACGCTTCACGCGTTATTGTTTCCGTAGTTAGTATCATTCTTCACCCCATGTACTTCGTCGTTGTGCATCGTTGTTAGGTCTATGCCCCGCCATATAGCTCTTTGGTGGGGGTGCTTGGCATCGGGGTGGTACTCTTCATCCCACTCTTCAGCTTCAATCGGCTCAACGTGAAAGTCTCCCCAGCTTCTCTTCATCATCGACTCCTGTGATGCTCACACGTATTGACCGGACACCAGCCGCATAGTGGCGTAGGATTCTTCTGCCACGTATCGTTCTCGTACGATATCTTCAGCCGCTCAAGGTCTCCGTTAAAGCTATTCCACAACGCCGGAATCTGTCCCCGGTGGTAGTCTTCCGTGATGAAGTTGTTGTGCATGACGAACATCAGCCCTGCCTTTACCTTCTCCACCTGCGGGAAGTACGCGTAAGTCATCAACGCCATCAGTCTCAACTGCTTCACATCAGGGTAGCGGTCACTGCCTGTCTTGTAATCAACGATGAACGCTGTGTCACCTGACAGAATCAGCAGGTCAACGATACCTCTGACCCAATACTCTTTCGAATGAAACCCACACGGCTGCTTGTTCTCGTCTAACGCCATCTCGTATTCAGGAAAGCGTTCACCATCGATCTCCAGAAGCGGATCAACCAAGGGCGCAAACCGCTTGTAGTTCTGTGGTAACTCTGTTCCATCTTTGGCGTAGCTCTCCAGCGCGGCATGTACGTCCGTGCCGTAGAGCATCTGTTGCGTCGGCTTAACCTCATAGTTTCTTAGCACCTTGACTTCGTGATACTGCTTTGGACAATTTATATACTGTTTGAGACCTGAGAATGACCACTTGATCGGCTGCATGGATGACCTTTATTTGTTAACACTCACCATAACTATGCCCCCATTTCGCCTCACACGCAACCGGTAAACCTGTTGCCCAGCTAGGTGCGATGGACATCTTCTCAGTGATGAAAGCCATAGCTTCCTCGCGCTCAACCTCTGGAACTACGATCACCGCTGCGTCATGCACCGTCAAGGCTACCCTGTACCGCTCGTTGATCGCCAGCATCTGCTCACCTACGACAATCCTAGCCAACGCTTGGACTACGTTCTCAACCACCGCCCCGCCCCAGATACCGATCTCGCCCTTACGTGACTTGTACTTGTATTGGGACTTCTCCCCGGATGTATCAAACCGTAGCTTCGGGTAGCGAATCATTAGCCCATTCGGAAGCGATATGCCCTCTTGGGTAATCTGCAACACCTCATGATGTCCTAGATAAAACGGGTCAGACTTCGCATCCCAGTTGGCAAGTTCCGTCAGCGCGTTGTCCGATTCCTTCCATAGCGAAATGATATTGTCGTTGACCTCACGATAAAGGTTAACTATGGCCTGACACTCGTCATCCGGCAGCGACACGCTGATCGGCTTCGATGTCGCCAACGTGTGCTGCAACTTTCTCCAGCCAGTGCCATAGCCCAGACCGAGAACGCAAGTCTTGCCGACGAACCGCTCGGACTCATCCTTCTTGGTTATGGTGCGGTTGTAGACTTTGGAAGCAAAGATTGAATAAACATCTTCGCCGCTTGCGAATTGTCGTACAACATCGTCTTGTCCTGCCAGCCAAGCAAGCACACGTGCCTCGATTTGTGAGGAATCACAGTTAATGACCACGAATCCGTCTGGAGGGAGGACTGCGTTCTTGAGGGTTTTCTTCTTTTTATCTCGGCTAGGAAGGTTCTGGAAATTAACTTTGTCTGAACCACTCCACCGCCCAGTGTGTGCGCCGTAATATTTAAGGGGGATGGGCAGTAGCCCTCGATTTCGTTTGCCAGCGTCGATGAATCGTGTAATACGAGACTCTTCCAGAGTTGACTTAGTTCCAAGTCTGACTGCGCACAATTGTTGAACGAGTGGATTTTCATGTTCCGAGAGTGCAATAAACCCCTCGTCGTTCTTTGCCAGAGCAAATGTCTCTTTGCCTGTAACCGGACTAATTTTTGTTGGCGGTATGACTGGAGGATCGAGTGCTTCAAGGAGTGCAGCGAATTGCTTATTACTAGCCAACTTCTTCCTAACAGCTTCTTCATCAGCGCACTCCAGTTTGTCTTTCAAGGTAGCCAGCAGCTCGGTCTTCTCCTGACGCAGGTCTTCTAACCGTTGTACTAGCAACGCATCGTCTACCTGAAACACCGGGTCGATGAACATACGCAGTGTCATATCAATGAGTCTTATCTCATCGCCGGGGAACGCGGGCGCCATCAGGTGGAAGAGCTTGTAAGTCAACTCCACGTCGTTCTTGCAGTACTCACCATATCGTGCGAGTTCTACGGGGCTAAAGTCTGCCCGACGCTTGCCCAGAGCATTGTTTACCTCATCACCCTTCGCACCGATCTCATAGCGTTCAGCCAACGCGCCGAGACTCCCACCTGCATCCACGCCGTGGAGCGCACGAGCCATGCACAGTGTGTCGAGATAAAAAGCAGGGTGGATGCCGAACCGCCAAGCCAGTATTGCCCCATCGAACAGGGTGTTATGGCATAGAAGTGCAGCATCCGACCAGTCGGTCAACCCATCAAGGTGCTTCTTTATCTCTTCATGTGAGCCTGAATACCAATACGACGGCGCGTCATCGATCTTGATGCCCACACCGATCTCTTCGAACTGTTTGTCGCGTATGTATTCCTCAGTGGTCAGGTTCTTGAACCCAAACCCTGTGGCGTAGTACGTCTCCCAATCAAGCGTGACTAGACTCATTTCGAACACACCTTTGATTCCCACATAGTAACTACCATGCCATGAACTGTTAAGCTCTGAGCGCGTACCCATCCGTGTGGCTGAATTAAACCTTCCTTCTGGGCTTTCCTTGCTACTGCCCCCCAAGCCCTTCTATCTGGTGGTTCTGGCAAGTCGTCGTAAGCGGCCCTCACTTGTTCAGTCGTGAAGTATTTGTTTGTTAGCGCATGTTTGTGCATGGCATCCAACGCTATTGCCACCCATTCACTACCTGCGTTCTTAGCGGCAACGTCAGCCATCGCATGACCGAGCGCCAATCCTTGATGTTCTGTCATTTTATTTCCCTTTCGTTTTGTTGACACGTCCTTTGTTTTTAATGGTGTTGGGCGCTCCATGCCACTGCTTCTTTGGCTTGTCATCGAACGCCTTTGATGTGTTGTTCTCATTACCCTTGGGCAAGCTAGATAACAGCTCCAGCAGATTATTTGTGTCCTTAACTGATCGTAGAGATTTCATGTGTTCTTCTCCTTCAGCTTGGCTTCTACAGCATGGACAATGAGCGGCTTCATCTGGTAGCGTGGGTCAGTCAGTATCTCTTGCACTTCTTCCATCGTCAGCCCCTGCCATTCGCGCTGTGCTTCAACTGAGCGGTTCATCATCTCTGCGTAGTTCTTCAGCCTGTGCAACTCTAGTTCTACTTCTTTAAGTTTTTCGATTGCTGCAAATGTTTTATCCACCGTTCTTCTCCTTCAGCTTGGCTTCGACAGTTCGCATAAGTTCATGCGCTTCGTGGTCCAACAACGCTTCGCATGGGTCTGCCTCAACCAGACAATCATTACGCTCCTTATACGTCAGCCCCTGCCATTCTTTCATTAGCACAGTACCGTACTGGCTCGGTTGGTTTTCTGGATCAGTGACCGCTTGCTCAAAACTCTCTCGCATCTTCTGCACTTGCGTCTCTGTGTACAAACCTTCATCATCTGGTTCAGGATTTAGACCAAGATTAGTTTTCCACTCTGTTGCACCACGTTCAGCAACGGCTTGCATATACGATAGCTCTCGTACTTTTATCCATGCGATTGGTTTCATACATACCCATCCATCTGAAATTTAAGTTTCGCTTCTTCTAACGCACCAATAATTACAAGCCGATCAGATGCTGTACTAGCCTTGATCTTGAACTGCCCTCGGTCTTTCCAGA